AGAAAATCCTAACTTGGTGGTTTTAAAAAATGAAAATGGTTAATAAATACAAATGGCAAATCGTCTACGAAGTTAAACGAGGGAGGCGTTATAAGAAGTATGTAAAGGTTCTGACGCAACCCGACGACTCGAGAGAGGCAATACAGACGGCCTCTATAATATAATAGATATGCAGTTGCACTCTTTCTCCGTAAGAAGGTAAACAAATGGCTCGAGGTACAGTCAGCAACGAAGTACCTCACCTTGATTGATATGTTAAAAGCAGACGGTTTCGACAAAGCGATTATAGGACAAACTTACGATATGGTCGTATCGGAGGAACGTCTAATTTATTCTATCGATAAATGTGTTGAAATCCTGGTCGAGCGTGACGGTATGACGAGCGAAGAAGCAATCGAGTATTTGGATTTTAACGTGCTTTGCGCGTATATCGGCAAAGATCAGCCTATCTTTGTATCCTCAGAGTACGACGACGTCTAATAATCGGCTATACTGTCAGTATGTCAGATTTAAAAATTGTAGATATAAACAAATACAAACGCGGTCCGAGTCATATTGAGGGCAAAGAGCGCTTAGATGCCTTGTTTGAAAACTTTGTCGAGCGTGGGGCAGATCCCGAAATGGTTGCAGAAATGATCTTTGCGTATGGTGTATGCGAAGTGATTAATTACGCATCTAGACCCGAAAATGGTTTAGATGCAATCGCGCGGTTATTGTCGGAAAGTTTCGGGCTAGATATTGAGCGTAATCAGTATTTTGACCCTGAAATATCGGGTTTTGTCAGAGATGACGATTAGTATGACAAAACTATTGGCTTTGAAACGTAGCTGTCAGGCACTTTAGGGGTTTTGTCAGTTTTGTCAGGGTATGGGGCTTTGTCTGTAAGTGTGGATACTGATAGTAAAAAGTAAAGGGGGTCTATAAGAAAAAGTATGACAAAAGTACTATATATAGTAATAATATATATATTAGAATATAAATAAACCTTATAAATACAGGGTTTCGTCGGGTTGATAGTTTTGTCAAGATAAGTGTGACAAAACTCTGACAAAACTAAATTAAGTATGACAAAACTAAAAAAACATATCAGAGATAATTTAGATCAAGAATACGTCGATTTGTTAGAGTCGGAAGTCATTGTTAAACTAAACAAAGAAATACCAGGAGTAAGAGTAATATGCCTGCAAAAGATTTAAGAATAAGACAAAGTGTTACTGTAGAGAAAACTCTAGAGGAAGATGTCGAAGATATGCCTTTTGAGTATATCGATCCAGATGAAAAACAATTAACCAAAAGACAACGTCTATTAGTCTGGAACGCAGTTAACGATCCTCAGTTATCGTTTGCAGAGGCTGCTAAAAAAGCAGGATATAAAAATCCTGTCGTTATAGGTCGGTATATGCGAGAAGGCAATAAGTATTCGCACGTACGTCGGGAGTATGAACGCCTGATGTCGGAAGCTAAAAAAAAGTTTGAGCTGACGCATGAGAAAGCTGTCGAGGACTTGTATAAGCTACGAGATGATGCTTGGGGTCGGGGTGCATTTAACGCAGCTATACAAGCTCAAGGACTCTTGCTTAAAGTCGGGGGACTTATCGTCGATCGTCGGGAAGTATTGCACGGTAAAATAGATCAGATGAGTCGGGAAGAAGTTGAGCGTAGACTCCAGGACTTACTAGGATCTAAGACAGGTATTACGATTGAGAACAAGTCGGATACTAAGGCCATAGAGAGTAAGTAGTCAGGAGTCATTAGCTTTCGTTTACGGAGTTAAATCTATAATAACTCGTACCTCTTTTCCCAATCGTCTATAGTTTCTTGTACTTTTAAACTCTTGTTTGTATTGTAATCACACACCCTTTCAATTCCCTTATTCCAATTAGTCCAGTATATCCCCCCTAGATAATCGTCTGCAGTTTCTGAGTTTTCAATCTCTTCTTCTGTAGAACAATCCCAGAACTCTATTGTTCCTTCATCTAGATTGGACATACCCACATAATTGTCGCTTTCCTTTTGGTTGCAAGCGAGAGAAGTATCTCTAGTTAAAGGTTGAAGTAATTCTCCGTCAGCTAAAATGCGATAGTGATAATTTGAATCAACTTCTAAGGCACATTCTATAATTTCTACTAATAAAGGTTTCATTTTTCTTTTATAAATTCGTTGTAGGGTTCTACGGTCATAGGTTCTCTACGCACTATCACTTCTTCATACTTTTCTTCTTCTATACAGTTTTGAGGATTTACGTCCATTTGATAGCTTGCTTGTCTTTGAGCTTCCTCAAGAGACTTAGTTTTTATATGATAGTAACCAATAGTTTTTCTTTCTGCTCTGATTACATAAGTTTTCATTCGATAATCTCCTCAATTATATAATCGTCAAGTGTTTCAGGTTCCATTAAAGGATCTTCTATATGACTGTTATTGTTTTTTATCCAAGCATCCAAATCATCTGTAGTTCCTTGATATACTTTCCTATATTCGGGTTCATACTCACCCCATTTGCCATAATCAAAATAAATTTTATATTTTGGTTTATTCATTAGCTTTTCTCCTCTGGATTTGAATACTCTCTACTTTTTTGCCAATTTCCACAGGAAGAACAATAAGCATCATTAACTCCTTTATCATATTCTATATAGCCCACTATTTCACACTTGTTACAAGTTACTTTACTCATTAGCTTTTCTCCTCTAAAGGTTCTTCTTTATTTAATCTAATACATTCTTTCAAGGCTTCATTAAGAGATAGAAAATCGTAACTTTCACTTCTATTTATTCCGTCTGATACTTGATATTCAGTTTTAGTTCCACAAATAGTTATACCTTCACACACACACCAACCATTTAGATTGTCTTTTTGAAAGTATGTATGTTCTTTTTTGTTCCATACAAATTCACTCATTAGTTTTTCTCCTTTTCTTTCCATTCTTCATACCAACAAAGAACATCTCGTATCTTTACTACATCATCATTAATATCCCAAAAATCTGCATCAGAAGAATATCCCATTTCAATTTTTATTTGTTTTGCTTCTTCGTTTGTATTGTCTAAACCATTTAATTTGCTCAAGTTATCACTCGACCATTCATAAAAATCTTTTAAATATTCATCACCCATTAGCTTTTCTCCTTATATCCTTCTTGCCAATCTCTGCAAGGTTTTTGACTTATATAGAAAAATGCACTTGTATCACTTCTGCGATATTCCCAGAGCATATTTACAGCTTCTTTACGAAACTCGTATTCATCAACTGTTTCTGTGTTTCCGTCATAGCTTTTTCTTTGTATGTATCTCATTAGCTTTTCTCCATTCTTTTTCTATTCTTGTAGGCTTGGATTTTGTATTGCCACCTTCTAGGTCGGGTTATTTTCTGTCCGCTTTGTTCTTCGGGACTTTTATCCTGCCATTCTTTATAAGATTTAGTTAGGTTCATTAGGTATCTCCACTAATTCGTTTTCTTTAATATTTGAAACTTCAACAAAGTCTCGTATGAAAAAGTTATAACCAATATCGAGTTTATCATCTTCTTTTAATTGAAATAGTTTGACTGATCCATCTGGGTTTTGCAGTTCCATACCATTTTTGTCCACTTTATAGAACTGTATATCCCATACTCCTATATCGTACTCTTTAGCCATTGTTATTCTCCTGTAATTTAATTAGTCGGGTTAGATACCACTCAGCTTTTTTTAAATCTTCAAGGCCACCTTTGTCTTTGTATCGGGTAACGTACTTGATGATATTGCCTTCCAGGTAATTCATAGAATGAGAAACAATATAATCAGTCGTTTCTATCCCTTTTTGGTAATAGGTTGGGTTGATGTTATCGCTCATAGTTTTAATCTCTGTCATCTATTTCTGTTCCGTCAGGAAAGTAAAAGAATCCATATCCTTCTGTTCCGTCACACTCTTCGTCTACAGTTTCTATTTCTTCGTAATCATAGTCTTTTATTTTTTCCATAGCCTCTTCATTAGTTTTAGCATCAACTTCTACTTTGTAGCCAAACCAAGTAATTTCTTTTCTGTAAAAGGTTACTGTCATTTTATCCCTCATCTTCTACCACCTCTAAATCATCAATATCCAATCCTTCTGCTAAGTATGTGCAATCTGTTTCTGCTCTGTATGTAATTACCTTGCCTTGATCGTCTTTGAGTTCGTTTCCGTCATCATCTACTCTATAGAAAGTTAAATCATAGACTGCAATATTGTTGTATTCTTTTTTGATCTTATCGCTCATCATATTCCTCATCTGTTCTTTCGTCTGCCCACAATCCCTCTTCCGAACCACAATCAAGGCATACGTTTTTTTGTAAATCCACTTCTCTACTACCGCAACATATACAACATTGGGGCATTAAAGATAATTCAAGCCAACTGTAATCACGTTTCATTGTCGGACTCCCACCATTTATTTATAAACATATCATCAACATATTGTTGACATTCGGCCTTATTGCCAACCGAATGACAAATCACAGCTTTTCTCATCAACTCTAAATCAATATTTTCATTTAATATTTCAGCAACCCAACCGTCGCCACCCCAATAGTCGTATTCTTCTGTGAAGTTGGTAACATCTTCCTGGTCAATATGAATTTTCTTTGTTGGTTTACTCATTGTCGGACTCCTTTAAATCGGGATTAGTTACTATTTCTTTAATCATATCTGCAAGCCAAAATACAGAGCAGTTAGGATTATCTTCATTAGCTTTAAGTATGCTTTTAACTTCATCAATCATTTCTTGTTTATTCATTGTCGGACTCCTTTGTTTCAGTTGTAAAAGATTTTTCACGAATAAAACCTTGATCAATTAATGTTTGAGCAGTTCTTCCGAACCATCCTTGAAGAATATAAGCTAGTCCAGAATCTACTAGATACTGCCAAGCCTCTAAAACTTGCTCCTCGCTTTCTGCTGGTTCAAAACCCTCTGCTATTCCTATTGCTAAATAATCATTCATTACGCTTTCTTTTATATCTCTATTCATTGTCGGACTCCCCAATATATTTATCTTTTACAGTTAAGTAATAAACGTGTTCACCATTATCGGAGTTCTCGCATATCTCCTCTGTTCCTTGAGGTTCTTTTTTATAGACGCTTACATCATCTATTAATCCGTTCCACATTCTTACTACTACATAAACTTCTTTATTCATTGTCTTTCTCCTTTATTGAAAATCTTTCGGATCAAATTCTTCACAATCAAATGAATAATCTACTTGGTCATTCATTTCTTCTGATAATCTTTCATCAGCTTTTGAACAAGCCTGGTAATAGTGTTCGGCTTCTATTGTGTAATAGGCTACATATTCTCGTCTTACTCTGATGTGAAATTTATTTTGTTTTGGTCTAGCCATTAGTTTCTCCTTAATAAACTTCTTTGTTAACTTTGTAATAGCCTTCGTTCATTGACTCGGCTAGTGTCCACTTGTCACTTTCATAGTCGTAATAATATATATCTTTGTAACAAGCATCTCCCCATACCACTAAAGCAATATGTCCTGTCCAACCTGGACAATCAGGCACATAGTCTCTAATTATTGCCACGTTAGTTAAATGATCTATGGTAAATTCATTTATAGTATGGCCATACCAATCTCGGTGAGCATCAAGTATTCCTTGCAGTTCTTTCTTTGTTGGTTTACACATTGTCGGACTCCTCATAACACGCACCGCATAACATTCTATCTTTTGGTACTTGGTTTAAATCTTCATAGCCATTATCTGCATAATTATTTTTATCAATAATATAATCAGCTTTATAGCCACACTCGTTACAACAACCTCTATTCATTGTCGGACTCCTATATATAAATGATTTCAAAACGTATCTCTTGGACTGTGTCGATCCAGAAGAACACCACATAAATAAATATAGAGAACCCAGCTAAGACTATTGCGGTCTTAATAACTGTTCTCCATTTATATTTAACCAGATCTATAACTTTGCTGATAAAGTTAAAAACCTTCTCACGTTTCTGTATTTTCTTTTTTGGTCTAGGCATCTTCGTTCTCCTCAATATAGCCAAAGACTCCATCATTAACATCTCTGATTTGTTCAACCAATTCATCAAAGTTATGCTCTTGTTGCTCTTTGCCTTCAAAGTACTCTCTTTCAACTATCTCCCAATCTTCAATAATATAAGTTCCATTATCCCAATTATTGGTATCTAGGCACTTGTAAGCACCAACGCCAACCGAAAGCGTGCCACCAAAATAGTTACCTATCAATTGCGAAAGCCTAGCTATTGCGTACGATGGATCATCATTGCATCTAATACCATACAGCTTTGCTACATGTAGAAATGGCTCAACGCTATCACGTCCACCATTCCAATGAAGATATAGAGAATTCCAATCCTCTTGAGGAACGTTTTTCTCTTTAATTGTTATTACTGCTCTATTTCCCATTTTATTTACTCCTTAGTTTTAGTCGGGTTATTAGTCGGGTTATTAGTCGGGTCATAGTCGGGATTTATATGGATCGTAAAATCAAAGTAATTCATCAATTGATATAGTAAATCCGACTCTGCTTGTTCTTTGGTGTTGGCGATAGAGTGAAAAATCACTCTATCCCCTTTAATAATTTTGGCCTGGTTCATTAGGCTACCTCTTCAAGTTCTTTTAAATAATCGTTAACGATTTCTTGACCAATGATATAAACGTACATATTCACCACTTTTTCTGGGTCAGAAAAATCTGTACTGACTTCGTCAAAATGTAATTCTTCATATTCTCTAATATGTTCTATAACATCAAAAACCATATCACCCAGCCATTGTTTAGCTTTATATGTGCCAATGATGAAATAATCCTCATTAAAAGCGTAATGGTGCAAATCATCTTTCCATGTAGTTGGATTATTCTCCTCTAACCATTCTTTGTTATCTTCGATATAAGTATCAAAGTATTCTCTTATTTCTTCTTTTTTATATTCCATATCAACTCCAATCAGTCCAATAAAAGATATTACTATCTCCTTCTTCTTCCCATTCTTTAACACCTTCTTGATATTCTTCTTTACTTAACATCTGTTGGGTGCATTTTTCTGAGCAGGTATTTTCTGTCTCATACACGACATAATAACCCTCATATTTATCTATGGGTTTTTTGCAAACTTTACATTTCATTATTTAACCCCCTCTAAATTATCTTTTAGAACTCTTTTTATGTTCTTGTTAAATTCTCTGCGATTAGGTACGCAATATCTTTGCAAGTCTGCTAATGCCCAGGCTAAGTGCGTTTTACAAACATCTTCGTCTGTAAATAGATATTCACTATTCTTGTAATCTATTACAGCGAAATTAATTTCTATTTCCTTTATGAAAGAGATTAATTTGCCTTGGCTAAATAACAAGTTGCAACCATTAACAAAAAAATGTTCGTAGGTTTTAACTTTGCGTGGATAACTAGGTGATGAGTTTTCTAACCCTAAATCCTCTTTGGTAATTATTATTTGATTATTCATTGTTTAACCTCTCTTGAATTTCATCAAAGTGCTTTTCAGAAATGTACTCCCATAGGATAGATTGGCATTTACTTTCATAATCTAGTAATCCTTTGTAATAACCGACGTCAAACTCTGTTGAGTTCTCAGAACTCATAACTTCTTTAATATCTTCATCAGTTATAAATTCTTTTGCATCTTGAATAATTTTATTACTAGACTGATTACCAAAAGAAACAGAAAATCCTAAATTACTTAACCATGAGGATATTTCGTTTTTGATGTTTTCTGTTGTTACGTCGTCTCCATGAACTTCGTACCAACTGCCAGACATATCATCAGCATCACATTCTAGATTTAAATTTATATTGAATTTTTTCATTGTTTTATTTCTCCGTATTAGTAAACAATAACTGAATTATAGACTATTTTTGACAAATTGTATATTTGAATAGTTCTGCTATTTGTAACTAATTAATTAACAGATATTCTTTTAATAGGTAGATGCACGGGTAAAAATAGCATTTTCTTTGTCTCTGTTTCTTTTCTATCTGTAATAAATGTAATCCAGGCCTAATTTCAGCGTCGGGTGTCGGGTGTCGGGTTGTCGTATTGAGCATCAATCTGTAAACGTCGGATTGTCGGGTGTAGACTTTAGACAATGACGTCGGGCGTCGGGTTGTCGGGTTGTCGGGTTAAAACTAAAGACTACTGCAGCTCAAAAAAAAGACTTGGTTTTTTATTTAAGACTAGGGGCCGATCCAAATTGTGAAAAGCTGTATACACGCCTGGTCTATTTTTTTACTAAATATGGGTGATGTTTTTCTACTATTTGTATATTAGTCCTGTATAATTATGGATAAGGGGGTGGCGTGGTGCTACTCCTACTAATAAACGGAGAAAGTAATGGATAAAAACCATTTAGAAAAATACGACCACTTAGTAACTGGTCTTTACAAAGAGTTCGGAGAATACGAAGGTAAACCCTTTGTTGCCGATGGTGAGCAACACGCTTACTTTAGAGCGTATCTGCTAGAGTTAGGAGTAGCCGATACAAGAGTCAAAAGCCTTGCTGAAAGTTTTGGCAAACTTTGGGATTCCCTCATTCAATTAGACTACGGCAACTTGCAAAAGGTGTGCCTGGAGTTTGAAGGACTTGCCACGCTTTGTAAAAAGTATGGTGAGATTGAGGGTATGAGGTCTGAATTTACCAATAGCAAAGGTAAAGAATATAAATAATAAACGGAGAAAAAATATGCCTTTAACATTTGATTTAACTAACGTAAAAGCAAAAACTTGGGAACCTGATGGAACTTTCGATGAAGAAGGAAATGAGTTAGGTTCTAGGCCTAAAATCGTTGTTTGTTTAATCTGGACTACTATGTCTATAGGTCTAGACGAAATAACGGAAAACAACTGGAAAGAGTTTTATACCCGTATGCTTATGTTAAAACTTGATAGGTCGCTTTTAAGAGAAGATGAAAATGGTGAATTAACCATTCCAGTATCCCCTCTAGAAGTAAAAGACCATATCGGTTTAAAAACTAATGCTAGACGGATGGATAAAGATGAATTTTTACAACACGCTTATAGAGTCGCTGAAAATAGAACTGAAAGTAAAATAGAGGTGAGCAAATGAGCCAGTACAAAGTAACCCTAAGAGGTATGCTACCAATAGAGGTAGAGGTTGTTGTAGAAGGTAATTCAATTACTGATGCCAAAGATAATGCGTTATATCCGTATGATTGTTGGCTAGGTAATCCAAGAGTTTGGTCAGTTTGTTCTTATACTGGTTCTACTCAAAATGAAATGGATATGAACCCATCAGATTTATTTGACCTTGACCTGAAGCTTCAGCTTGCTAAAAACAAAGTTGTTAAATTGTTAAAATCAGAGGAATTAGATTATTAAGTTTAACTCCGTAGACGAAGGGCAAGCTTGGAGGACTTGCCCTTTTTTTTGTCTGAGAGTCAGGTCGGGAGTCGGGAGTCGGGTTTAATAATTAATCCTAAATTGAAAATTTTGTTACTAAAGATAAAGATAAGAAAAAGATTTTGGATCAGAATACAGCTCCCTGGGCAGCTCTGGTGGTTCTAGATCTTGGGGAACGTGACTCTATTTTGAGTCGGAATCGGGAAGAAACAGCAAAAAACTATCGTTTTTTACCCCCAAATGCAGAGTACACATACACATACGCATATAGACAATAATTTACATACTTAATCAAATATAATTTGACTATCTATTTTTACACTTGTTAAAAACTATCTTTTGCCTATATAATTTTTACAGGAGTTGCAGGTAGATGAGCTTTGTTCACGCTTTCTCCAATAATTTAGTTATTTAGACTGCCTGCAACGACTTATAAAATATAAAAAAAGGTAAGGGTATGAACAGAATGAATATGGCTAATCAAATGTATGCAAAAGGAGATGAGGTTAATAGAAAAATACCTAGTCGTTTTGAAAACGTAGCTGAAAAAGTATCTTCTGGTATGAGATCAGGTTCAACAGGTCCAAATGTTCAACGAGGCTCCTTAACTTTGCCTGCCAAAACTTTATCTAGGATGGGTGCGCTATCTAGAGGTGGTATTGCTGGTCTTATAGCAGCAGGTGGGTTAGGACTTTTTGAATTAGGTAGGCAAACTGGATTTGAACCAGAAAAATTAGGTCAAGCCGC